GCCTCCGAAAAGGCTTCCTCGTTGCCGTCTTTGACGGCCTGGTTAATCTTGGCCACAATTTCAGCTTTTTGCTTTACCATTTCGTCCATGTTTTTCATTTAAAATCACTCTCCTAAATTATTTAGCGGAACAATGCCGCCAGTAAGTTTGGTAATTTGTTCTCCGGCTCCGGCTCAGGCCCGGGTTCTGGCTCAGGAGCTGGATCAGGTTCTGGTTCTGGCTCTGGTTTCGGTGTTTGCACTCTTGCCGCCTGCTGCTTAAGGATCATCTCTACCATGCGCTTTTTAAGGCTTTGATTGGCAGCCTTTCCCGTTGCAGCGTTGACGACGGAAGTGGCAAAGCCCATCTCGAGCGCATCGGCAGCGGAGATCCAGGTTTCTTTCTCCATCATCTCTTTCAACTTTTCTTCGGTAATGTTGACGTGGTTCATGTATGCCTGTACAGATGCAGCGTTAATTGTCTCTAAATCATCGGCATCTTTACGAAGCTGATTAGAATCCCCGGCGGTAAGAAGCCAGGCGTTATGGATCATCAGCAGGGATGCGTTAGACATCACCCTTTCGTCTCCCGCTATGAATACTACCGAAGCGGCAGAACAGGCGAAGCCGTCACAATAGGTTTTCACTTTTGCCTTGTGCCGTCTGAGCTGGTTATAGATTGCCAGTCCTTCCGCTACCTCACCACCATAGGAATTAATAAAGACATTGATTTTCTCAATGTCTTCCGGCAAGCCCTCGATCTCTTTTGCCAGTGTGTAGCTGCTGACGTCACTATCAAACCATTCCCATGAAACGATATCGCCGTAAATATAGATATCAGCCTCTTTTTCCTTTTCTTTGACTACCAGCGAATAGTATCGTTTATTGATACTCGCCACCCCCTTTCAAATTTTCAGGTTCGGATTTATCGGCCATTTAATCACCCCCCGAATTTTCTATGCTGTGCTCGATCGGCTCGTAGTTCTTAGTCACGAAATGAGTTGTGCTCCAGTCCGTATTAAACGGCTCCATGCCAAGCACTTTCAAACAATCATCAACGGTATACGCGCCGATTCTGAACAATGTTTCCAGCGCGCCGGCAATGTCTTTAATGTCAACCGCGCGAATCATGCTGGTATTAAGCTTGACGTATGTCCTGTCGAGGAAAGCCCGCTTTTTGTAGTACTTGCGATTTATCTCGTCGGTCAATAACTCAGCCAGGGGATTCACACAAAACGTCAGGAAGTTGTTAACCGCCTTGTCGGTGTCCGCTACTGTCCCCTTCAGCAGCTGCGGCGGTACCTGAAAAGCTATTGCCACGAAATCAAATATGTCGTCGATGAAGGAGCGGATCTCCTTGTTGTCCGCCCCGCCTTTTACGCCGATGTTGCTGGAGAGCTCTTCGTATTCAAGATTGTTTGGCAGGGGCAATACTGCCCCGTTTTCTGCCTCAAAGAACCGCTTGAATTTGTTCTTGAATAAGTCCTCTAACTGCTGCTGAGCTTCCTCTGTCTGCGGGTAATTCGTGGGAATCTTCATCTTGCCCCGCCTGGAGTTGTTGCGCTTATAGTTCTGCTGGCTGGCTTCTATCAGCTTTGAGTATGATCTGTAGAGGCCGTCTATGACGTTCTTTATTTCCTCGTTGTGCAGTTCAAAGTGAAATACTTCAGATTCAACAAAACTCTTGTTTAGCTGAAAATCATCAATTACGACATCCGTGTAAATGTATTCCTGGAAGGCAAATTTCCTCACATTGAAACTGTCGGCAACGTAGAAATGCCCGTCCTGCTGCACAATAAGGCACTCGTTATCGTAAACAAGATGATGTATGACATCCCGCCAGAATTTACTGGCGCTCTTGTTCGGGTTCGGCTCCACGTTGAAAAGATAGTAGTTGTCTTTTCTGACTTCCTTGCCCTTCTCGAATGTCTGAAATTCGCTGCGTGCCACAGCGTTAGATATGAGGTTGATACACGCCTGGACAGCCAATTCTTTAAAAAATATCTCGCTGGTGAGCTCTCCTATAAACATATCAAGCGTTACTGATTGCGTGCCGTTTTTGAAAAGGCCTATAAACCAGTCTTTTATTGTCACCCGCTCACCTCCCATCAATAGGTGTAAACATCCAGGCTCATCACATCATTAAGCGGCTCTTCCAGTTCGCTGTCTTTGCTCAGGGCATGTATCAAAGCAAAAAACCCGTCTGTTTTACGAGTTTTTGGTTCGATTTTTAAGAAAGTTATATTTCCTTTCTTGTCTATATCCTGATATGTGTTGTTCGTGTACCATCTCATGGTTGGGTTGTCCCCAAATACTAGAGTTTCCTCTGCAAATATCTGTTCTACTAGCGGTGCAACTTTAGCATGAGTTATAGGGCCACTTCTAACACTTTCAAGCGGAAGTCCTACCTTCTGAAACTCGGATTCAAGCAGTGATTTTCGGTACTCGTCGCAGTAGATATTTTTAATATGATACTTCTTTGCTTGTTCAAGGAACCAGCCCGAAATATCTTTTTCGCTAATATTGTCTCGATAGATTATTGTTATCAGTCCACGTTCTACCATTTCCTGAACAGGGAACTTGATAGGTCTGCTCTCAATCTTTAACGCAAGGTGGCATACAAAAGTATGCTCTATCCAGTACCTTTTACCTTTGTGCTTGAATAACAAACCGCAACTAGCAAAGTCTGTTGTCCTGGCGTAGTCGATAGCACCAATACATTGTAAGCCTTTTAATTTGTTATAGGGTATCGGCTGATTAGTAGCTAATATCTTTTCCCACGGCGCAACTGCGGTAAAGTTATCCTGTGCCGGCATATTCATCCGCTTAGTCATAAAGTCGATGGCTAGCCCATGTTGATACTTTATCCTTGTAAAAGCTTTTTCTAATTCCTTTTTTAATTGAGGAAAATACGGTAAAGAAGGATTTGCCTTCACCCAGTTTGCCGGATCGTGCACTTCTTCCTTGTCATCGAGCTTATATATCAGCGGTAAAAAGCCTAAGTCTTTTATTTCTCCTGACAATACTTGCTTGGACAAGTCCAGTTGATCATCTAGCACCCCGCCCCTAACATAGCCATTGGTTGTGATGAAAAACTTTCGGCTATGCTTTTTCTTGCCAAAGCTGGCGGTAAAAGCATTGATGACCGTCCAATCTTCATATTCAAGTATTTCATCAAATATTAGGCAACCGGCCCGTTTTCCTAACCTTGTTTTAGCGTTAGATGTGTTGTATTTGATATAGCTATTAGTCCTAAGGTTGACGATTACTTCTTTAGTTTTATAAAAGAACTTCTTAGATTTTTTCCAAGTTCTTTCCAATACGTTATAAACATCATCAAAACTGGTCTTAGCCTGTTCTTCACTATTGGCTACTATATCGATGTTATATTCTCTAACACCGTGGTAATGGGTGGTGAAATACCAAGATAATGCAGAAATAAATCCATTTTTTCCATTACCTGTTCCCATAAGTAGAAAGAATTCGTCAAATACAACAGTATCATCTTTGTAGTAACAATGAATCAGCGCCAATACAAAAAGCTCCCAGTTAAGGAGCTTATATTCAAAATAGCGTTCTATAAGTTCAACAGCCTTATCAATCATATCGCCCCGGATTATTACATCGGAATTATCTAGCTTATCCTCAATGTAATCCATAGCCTGTTTTAGTTCTTTGCAGGCCAATATTTTCCCGGAGCGAATGTCGTCCATATAGCTGTCAATATACGGGTGGTAATCCCTTCGTCTCTTTTGCATTTTACATCGTCACCACCTCCGATCACATTTCGTCATCATCAAACATCTCCTCATGAGTAGAGGGTTTAATATTTAAGAACGCAAGGATCTTCAACATCTGCTGGTTTACCTTGACGGCCTGGTCTATGCTGTCGTTCTTCTTCCGACCATAAGAAGTCTCTGAATTCCTCCACTCCGTGTATGGGTTCTTTTTGCCGTCCTTGATTAGCTTATTCTTAATTTCATACAGAGACATGTAATCGTGAATTAGGTCAAGGTAATGTTGGCCGTAAATTCCCTGGCGTTCTAACTGGTCAATAAGGTCCTGCTTAATTTGTGATTTTTTTGGTTTCTTGGTGCCGGCCAATTTTTACCCCCCTCATGTGGGTTTTTCCAAAAAATCTGTTTTGGGAGTTACCCTGCCCGGTCCCCGGCTTTCTCAGGGATTATTGATTTTTTTACCCGGGGGGTATTACCACCTCTCCGGTGTTATCTGCTTCCGCTGTTCGACTTCAAGCCTCTTCAATTTTTCCGGATGCTCAATGTTGTGGCAGACACCGCAAAGACTCTCAAGATTCTCATCCACCAGCGCCAGCTCTGGAAATTGTTCCAGGTGCTTCTTGTGGTGAACAGTCGTTGCTCTGCTGTATCCGCCTTTGTGTTTACACCGCTGGCACTCATAGTTATCGCGCTCCAATATTTGTCGGCGTTTTCGTTTCCATTCCTTGCGCTTGTAGAACTTCTTTATCTTACCGGCATTGATAAGCTTTATAATTTCTTCGGTTGTCATATCAGCTCCAAACAAAAACCCGCCTCCCGGGCGGGCTTCTTTCCACTTCCTGCTATTATATGCTATTATATCGGGCTATTTTGCCGATCACTTCATCTTTAAATCTAAAATAATTTGCGCGGCTCATGTGCAGCGCTTCCCATATTTCCTGGTGCAGTTTCTCTAAATCATACCGCATCCACACCAGGGTATTTTCTTCGTCTGTGAAAGGAGGAATTCTCCTGCAAGTGCCAAAATATTTCGCACCCTGCCCCACCCCTGCCTTTCAGTGCGTACACCCTCCGGCTCTTCGCCGGCACTCGCCTTGTATCGCAACAAATAAAGCCGCCCTCGCGGACGGCTGCTTCCTAATTTTTATCCAACTCGCGCCTTGGCTATTTCCACGTACTCCGCCTCTCGCTCAATGCCGATGTATTGG